CTGTGGCTTGTACTGTCGTACTTCCGCTTGTTGCACCTGCGATGACTAATGGCATTTAGATTACTCCTCTTATTACATTACGAGCTTCAGCCCTTAACGCACGAACTGCTGTTGTGTCTTTGTCGTAGTCTGCTGTCATCATAAAATCTGTTGATGCTAGGTAGGCTAGTGCCTCTTGACGCTTGGTTTCTGCTGCTTGTTCTACTTGAACTAAGGCTAGGTCGTATTCAACAATGTTATTATCTTTATCGTAGGCAATGTCACCACGGATAGTAACTACAGATGGGTATAGTTTAAATATAGAGTTCATTATGCCGCTATCTCCATTAATGTAATAAAGGAAGCACTACCAGAACTTTGACATTCAAAGTACCCTAAATTTGTTTTTACTTGTGTTTTATATACTGTGGCAGATGTTGTTGCTGGAGAATCTAACCATGTGGCAGACCTATCACCATTCCATGCAGATACAGTTTGAGTTGTTGATGGACCAATCTCACCAATGGGAGATAAAACAGTAGAGTTTCTTACTAATTGCGTCCACATAGTATTTCCTGAACTATATGTTTTGCATTGTTGATTGACAAATATCAGAATTTTACTAGTTGCTGATATTGGAGTAATGGTTGCGGTTAATGTGCTATCAATATAACTAGCCGAATTAGATTGTAAATATGTAGTAGTTGTAGCATTAACCACTTGCAACACACTACCAGTAGGCAAAGAGCCTTTGCTCAATCCAGTAACCGCTACACCTGCTGATGTTACAGCAATCTTAGTAGAGCCACCGCTTTGTAGGTTTAAGTTGCCCGATGTGTCTGCTGTCTGGACTATGCCAGCCGTTAATGATGCGTTGATTGAGCTTGCCATTATTTGTTATCCTTTATCACAAGATTACCCAACGACTGCCTGATGGGACTGTGACTGATATACCTGAACCAATAGTCATAGGACCTGTAGACATAGCCCCATTACCAACAGCTATTGTGTAGTTAGCAGAAATTGTATTACTATGTTCGTATAACCCTTTAGTTGTGACATTAGGGTCTACATTAAGAGTTGCCCAAGAAGCTGTAGTAGCATCAGTAGTTAAATATTTACCTGCATTACCTGTTTGAGAAGGTAGTGCATCTACTGTTCCCCAAGAGGTAGCCGTACCATTAGTAGTAAGGAATTTACCTGAGTTACCTGTTTGACTGGGTGTGAAGCTTGCAGCCGTTGTAGCTGAATTGGCTGCGTTTGTAGCTGAAGTGGAAGCACTTGAAGCAGACGATGTAGCATTAGTTTCAGAGGTAGCAGCAGCACTTGCACTAGAACTAGCATTAGTGGCTTGTGTTGTAGCTGTAGCAGCAGATGTTGAGGCACTTGAAGCGGATGATGCTGCATTAGTGGCTTGTGTTGTGGCTGTAGAAGCTGACGCTGCTGCGTTAGTTGCTTGAGTGGATGCTGTAGAAGCTGACCCACTAGCTGCTGTAGCACTTGATGCCGCATTGGTTGCACTTGTAGAAGCCGCTGATGCTGAACTAGCTGCATTAGTTGCTGACGTAGAAGCATTACTTGCTTGTGTTGATGCAGTAGTGGCTGAACCTGAAGCTGCTGTGGCACTTGTGCTTGCATTAGATGCTTGAGTTGCCGCAGAGGTAGCCGAATCACTAGCTGCCGTAGCTGATGTAGCAGCATTAGTTGCCTGAGTGGTTGCTAAACCAGCTTGTGTGGTAGCTGTTGTTGCTTGAGTTGTTGCAGTAGTAGCACTAGAAGAAGCATTAGTAGCCTGAGTGGTAGCAGTAGAAGCTGAGGCAGCAGCATTGGTAGCACTTGTAGAGGCTTCAGATGCTTTAGTTGTAGCTGTTGCAGCACTAGCAGCCGCATTAGTTGCTGAAGTAGCAGCAGTAGTTACACTACCTGAAGCAGAAGTAGCTGAACCACTAGCAGCAGTAGCACTAGCTGCTGACGCTATGGCACTATTCTGAGAATCTAGAGCAGCAGCAATAGCAATAGCAGAGGTATTGGAGGTATCTGCTGTTGCATCCCCACTACCACCTTCACCACGATAGATTGCCATAATTATTCCTTAGTTTGAGATTTTACTACTACTGTTTTTTCTTTTACTAAACTTTCAGTTTTAACTACTTTTGGTTCTACAAACTCATATTGAGGATGTCTAAGCATTTCTTTAATATCATGTGCGTGTTCAAAAGTAACAATAGTACCTGAAAGTAAACATTTGAATTGAGCCATATATTTTCCTATTTTTCTTGATGTTTTATAATATAATTTCTTAAAGAAGTTATTATATTTAAATCATCATATAATAACCCTAAAGATGTATTACAATTAGCACATAATAACTCTCTATTTTTTCCAGTTTTATGGCAATGGTCTACAGCTAATTGTTTTTTATTTGGAGGAGTTTTACAAATTGCACAAACTCCATTTTGTTCTTGTAACTTTAAATTATATTCCTCTAAAGTTAAATTATAATTCTTTTTTAATGCCCATTTTTTATAGGTATTTTTTAAATTAGTACCTTGTGTTTTTCGCCAAGATTTTACCCTTTGTTTTTCTTTTTCAGGGTTATCTTTATATCTAGTATCTGCTTTTGATTCACAATTTTTACAATTACTTTTTTTGTTATTTATCTTTTTTAAGTCTTTTCTAAAAAATTCTTCAGATTTTATTTCTAAACATTTAGTGCATTGTATCATTATTAGTTTCCTTGAGAGAAGAATTAGGGGATTCTGCCACACTTCCCCTAAGAGTGTTCTCAACTATTTCTAGTCGGCATATCTAACCAATCATCATGCAGGCACTGCTAAAGCAAAGCAAGAACCATCACGCAACTCTTTTACACCGTACAATGTATCAGCAGTGTATAGAGTACCTAAGTATTCTTGTTTGTATTGAGTTTGTGAACGAACACCTTGTTGTTCAACCAACACAGCAGCATCTTTGTGACCTAGTAATGCAATACGAGCAGCACCAGTAGCAGTATCACAGTTAGATGATACAAATACAGGGATACCATACAAATTACCAATTTCACCGTTGCGGATTGTGTTGTTAGCACCTGATTCACCAACAAATGCTTGCTCAGTGTAACGGTCTAAACCCATCAATGTGTTGCGAGATGAAGGTGGAACGATGAAGAAACGACCATCCATAGGAACATCGTTATCATCAAGACGTTGAATTGTACGACGGATAGCAGCATCAGTTAATGCAGAAGCATTAGGTGTACCTGAGTTGTATGCAGTTGTACCGTCACCACCGATGTAAGCACCACCGTAAGTAGCAGCACCGTTACCACCGTTGAAGCCACGACCTAATTGAATAAGAGATGTATCTACTTGTTTAGATAGAGCATAACCAGCATCTTCAGTGTAGAAGCGACGTAGTGAAGTTAAAGCTTGTGCTTCGACGATATCCTCAATCAAACGTGAGTACTCGTAGTGTTTGTCAATAGTTACAACTACATCGCCTTCAGTTGCGGCTTGTAATTCAACTTGTGTGTTAGCTGCTTTTAAAGAAGCTGTACCACGGGTTGGTGAAGGGATATGAACTGTATCACCTTTTTTACCAACGAATGACATTTTTTTAAATAAGTTTGCAAGAACTAGGTTCTTTTTGTAAGCGGCAACAATCTCATCACTCCAAATCTCAGGAATAAAGGTTGCAGCAGTTGTGGTTGTTACTTGATTTGAGCCTAAAGCCATTTTGTAAATCCTTTTCTATATTGTTTAAATTAAATTACTCGACCTTCACGATAGGCTTGCATAATTTCTTGTGAGCGAGCTTCATACGTTTCAGGGTCAGTTTGCATAAGTTTAATAATATCGCTTCGACGATATTTCTTTTTTGAAACAGATTCTTGGGCATTTCCATTACCAACATCAGCCGCTTTGAGTTGTAAGTCACGGTCAAGTTTGGCAGTTTCTGTTACCTTAGTGTTGATAGATTGTCGTTCATTCCAAGTAGACAAGAGTTCTTGAGCCGCATCATAATCGAAATTACTATCTGCTCGGTTGTATAACTCTGTTCTAACTTTAGATGCCTTAATCCATTCAGCAAATGCAGGGGCTGTAACAACCTCTACATAATTAGGGAAATCCTTAGAAAGCTTATCTTGAATTGCCGCTTGTTTCATGGCAATAGAGGCTTGCTGGGCTTCCTTAATAGCTGGATGATTTTCGATTGCTTTATTTACAGCACTCTTAGGCTCAATGAAGAAGTCCTCATCACTATTAGTTTCTATCTCTTGTGTCTTTAAGTTATTAGCTGTTTGCGTCTTAATAAAGTCATCTACCACTTTACGCAGGTCACCTACCTCACCACCTTGCTTGCCAATAAACCTTTCAGCCTCTTGGTGCATTGCAATGATGTCTTTAACGGACTTGTTGCGGTACTTCTCAGGTAAATCGTCTTCAACAGGTTGTTCGACTTGCGCCTCTACGGGTGCATCAATTTCGTCTAGTGAACTTGTTTCAATCGTACTTTCTAAAACGTCATCTAAAACTTTTGCCATAATATTTCTCCTGTGCATTAAGCATTATAGGAAAGGAACTAATCTATTGGCTAGACTAATCTCTTTTTGCAGGTAGGTTATGCTTTTTAGCCCAAGCATCTGCAGCACTTGGAAAGCTACCTGAGTATCCTTCTAATGCAATGGTAGGTGTACTAATCATACGAATAGCATTACCGTTACATTTAGAACACTCAGTGTATTCTGTTTTATTATCTATATACCGTTCATCTACTTGGTCACAAACGGAACACTTGAAATCAAGCATTATCCGCAATTTGTAACTCCTCGTAGGCTTGTTCACTAACTTCTTTTAGAGATAATACCCATTGTAAGATATCTAACTGCCCTTTACGCTTATGTAATTCTTCGTGCGTATCTACAGTAGATATATTATTATATGTATTAAATAAAGCCTGAACATCTTCTATAAACTCTTTCCACCCAATTGTTGCCATTGTGGAAAATCTGTTCTCGTAATACTCT